AACTGCAGCGTGAGGCGATGATTTCGCTCAAGATTACTGAGAACTTCCAGATGGTGCGCGACATGCAGAACGGCCTTACCGGTCAGGGCGGTCAGCCTGATCCGGTGGTCGTGCTGAAAGAGAAGGAGATCGCACTGCGGGCACAGGAAGTGCAGAACAAGGCGCAGGAAGGTCAGGCGCGCTTGAATCTGGATGCCCAGAAGGTGCAGCAGACTGCAGCGATTGCTCAACAGCGCATTGCTTCGCAGGAGAAGATCGCAGGCGCCCGTGCTGAAACCGCGCGCGAGCGCATCGCGGCAAATGACCTATCACAAAGGAGAAGAGACCGTGCCAACCAAGAAAGGCCGCAGTCAACGCGTAGGCAGTAAGCCCAAAAACACGAAGGCAGCACCAAGGGAGGCCTCTATTGCCGCTTACGAAAAAGCAGGCCGCTCCCTCAAGCCAAAAATGGCCGCCAAGGGAGGAGAGATGAAAAAACCGAAAGGTGCTGTTATGATGGTAAAACGTAGAGATGCTGACCAAAAAACGGCGATCTACTGAAAAAACCCCCACGGGAGAGGGCATCTCCCGCCTACATGGACTAGCCCATGCTGACGTTTGCAGAAAGTGTGTTGCGCGATCTGGATCGCACAATCAGAGACACCGAGACCATGGTCTTGGGTGGTGGTGTGTCTGATATGGAGCGATATCGCTTCCTCATGGGGCGTCTCGAAGGTCTGCGGCTGGCAGTCGATGTAGTGAAAGAACGACTGAAGGGCCATACAGATGACGAGTTCTAACCACAACAGGAGCGATACATTGAGCGAAACAATGACTGAGTTGGAGCGTCTGCGAAAGCAGCGTGTGGCAGAAGCAGAGCAGCGACCAAAGGACTTTGCCGACGTGTTCGACAAAGACGGCCAGCTGGATCAAGAAGTTCTGTCTTCCACCCTTCCCCGAATCCCCTCTCCCACAGGCTGGCGTATTGCGGTACTTCCTTATCGTGGAGCGACCCAGACCAAGGGAGGTATTGCCCTCACGCGAGACACACAGGATAAGGCCGCAATAGCCACCACCTGTGCGTACGTTCTCCGGGTAGGCCCTCTAGCCTACAAGGACGAGAGCAAGTTCCCCCACGGTCCGTGGTGCAAGGAAGGGGATTGGATCGTTTTTGGCCGGTATGCGGGCGCTCGAATCCCCATTGATGGGGGTGAGATTCGCATTCTGAACGATGACGAGGTCATTGGAACCGTCAACAACCCAGACGACATACTTCATCTCTAAAGGAGGGCCGCAGCATGAGCAACGCAGAGAATCAGTTGGAATTCAAGATCGGAGAGGACGAGGAGTCCCAGACGGTTCGGTTTAGCGAGGACGGCACTACGGGCGAGGTCCTTGGGAGAGAGGCACCACCCCTTGTAGAGACATCGGAAAAAGGCTCTTCGCGCGACGAGTTGGACAGTTACAGCTCCACCGTGCAGAAGCGTATTGACAAGCTGACCGCCCGTCTTCGTGAGGCAGAGCGCCGGGAAAACGCAGCATTTGAGTATGCCAAAAACGTACAGGCGCAGAAAGACACGCTAGAAAGGGCGTTTCATCAGACCGATTCCGCCCGCATTACCGAGACCCGAGGCCGCATTGAGACCCAGATACTGGCGCTCAAGCAGGTCATTCGAAAGGCGCGGGAAGAAGGCGACTTGGACACCGAGACCGAGGCCCAACAGCGTCTGACCGGCTTGTCGATGGATCAGGTCCGGCTCTCCGAAGCTACGCAGCGCCGCGCAGCTCCTCCTCCGGAACAGGCCCCCCAGCAGGCTCAGGCTCCGCGCCAGCAGCCGGCGCCTCAGTTGGACCCGAGGGCCGAGGACTGGGCAGAGCGCAACGACTGGTTTGGCAAAGACGTTGTCATGACCAGTGCCGTTCGGGGCATTCACGTCCAGCTTATCCAAAATGAAGGATTTGACCCCAGCTCGGATGAGTATTATGATGAAATTGATCAAAGGATGAAGGACTTGTTTCCCGAACGTGCGGGAGGCCGGACCAGACCTCCTGCTCAAACTAATTCCAGAAGCAATCGGCCCGTGCAAACGGTTGCATCTGCCACCCGTGCAACGGGTACTCAATCTGCACGCCGCGTAGTGAGACTGACCCCGAGTCAGGTAGCTATTGCCAAACGGCTGAATGTTCCTCTTGAGGAATACGCCAAATATGTGAAGGAGTGAGAAAATGACTGACGATCTCTCAAGCGTGCCTACTTTAAACCGTGGTCCTCGCAGCGGCGCTTCGCGCACTGCAACGACACGCCGCAAGCCTTGGGCTCCTCCCTCGCGTTTGGATGCTCCTCCTGCCCCTCCGGGCTACAAGCATCGCTGGCTTCGCACTTCTGCAGGAAATCAGGAAGATCGTACCAACGTCGCAGGAAAACTGCGCGAGGGTTACGAGTTCGTCCGTGCGGACGAATATCCTGACTTTCAGGCTCCAGTGGTTGAAGACGGCCGCCACGCTGGCGTGATCAGCGTGGGCACTTTGGTGCTTGCTCGTATTCCCGATGAGACGGTTCAGGAGCGGAATGAGTACTACAATTCGAGAGCCGCCGACCTTCAAACGTCGGTGGATAACGACATGCTGAAAGTGAATGCTCATGACAACATGCGCATTCAAAAGCCGTCTCGTCAGACGAAGGTGTCGTTTGGAAGCTCTCAAAACAAGTCCAACTAACCTCTATAGGAAACGACAATGGCAAACGTAGACAAAGCATTTGGCTTGCGTCCGCTTGGTAACCTGTCGGCCACTGGTGCTCAGAAGCAATACGGCTATGAGATCAACGACAACCAGTCTGGCGCGATTTACCAAGGTGACCTAGTCACTCTCTCTGGCGGCTACATCGTGAAATACGACTCTACCCTGCACACTGCAGCTGTGGGCGTATTGAACGGCTGTAACTATATCGATCCCACTACCGGAAAGCCTACTTTTAAGAACTTCTATCCGGGTTCCGTCAACATTACAGCGGGCGTTATTACTGCTGAAGTGCTGGATGACCCGAATCAGTTGTACTTGATTCAGGCGGATGAAGACGTTGTGCAGGCAGATATTGGCTTAAACGCCAACATCGCCTACACCGCTGGCAGCAACACTACAGGCGTGTCTGCGACCGAGCTGGACTCTTCCACTATCGCTAACACGGCAACTCTGGCACTGAAGGTTGTGGGTTTTTACAACACCCCCGCCAACATTCGTGCCACTAACCATGTTGACGTTGTGGTTAAAATCAACACTCACCTGTATGGCAGCACTGGTGTTGCCAATACAGCGCCGTAATAGGAGCTAACCATGGCTATTTCACGCGCTCAACTTGTTAAAGAGCTGGAGCCCGGCCTGAACGCACTGTTCGGCATGGAGTACACCAGCTACGAAAAAGAGCACACCGAAATCTACGACATCGAATCCTCGGACCGCGCGTTCGAAGAAGAAGTGATGTTGTCGGGCTTTGGTGAGGCTCCGGTGAAGACTGAGGGCGCAGGCGTCGATTACGACTCCGCGCAGGAAGTCTACACTGCCCGCTACACGCACGAGACCATTGCACTGGCGTTCTCGCTGACCGAAGAAGCCGTAGAGGACAACCTCTATGACCGTCTGTCGGCCCGCTATACCAAGGCACTGGCCCGTAGTATGGCGCAGACCAGAGAGATCAAGGCAGCGGGCGTTCTCAACGGCGCTTTCACCACCTCCGTAGGTGGCGATGGCAGGCCGTTGTGCGCAGATGACCACCCGACGCTGGGTGGCCCTAACCTGCGTAACGAACTGGCTGTTCCGGCTGACCTGTCCGAAACCGCTCTTGAGCAGATGCTGATTGACATCGCTGCGTTCACTGATGAACGTGGCCTGAAGATCGCTGTTCAAGGCCTGAAGCTGATCCTCCCGAAAGAACTGATGTTCACTGCAGATCGCATCATGAAGTCTACTCTGCGCGTTGGTACGGCAGACAACGACATCAACGCCATCCGCAACATGGGCATGGTTCCTCAGGGCTATACCGTGAACCACTTCCTCACCGACCCGGACGCGTACTTCATCAAGACGAACGCCCCCAACGGCATGAAGATGTTCAACCGTGTGAGCATGAAGACTGGTTTTGAAGGCGACTTCGATACCGGCAACGTGCGCTACAAGGCAAGGGAGAGATATTCGTTCGGGTTCAGCGATCCGCGCGGCATTTTTGGATCGCCCGGCGCCGCCTAATAAAAGCAATCACTTACGTGATGCTTAGGGCCCTTCGGGGCCCTTTTTTATGGGCTGGACACGCTGGTGGAACCTTGATATAAAGACGCAATCCCGGAACAATTTATGCGCTGCAGACCGACCGGGCGGACGACATGCAGACTGAAGCGCAACACTTGCATGTGAGGAATCTAAAATGGCTCGTACTACGTTCTCTGGACCCGTTGCGTCCGAAAATGGTTTTGTTCTCGGCACTTCCAATGAACCCTATTTGACCTCAAATTCTTCAACTGAAGGGGAAGCTACTCGGGGAGCCACTTTTACCGTTAACCCAGTGGGAGCTTTCGGCAGTAGCACAGCAGCTGCTCCCTCCAGTGCTCAGGGGTCTTCTGGTCAAGTTTTTGGCACTAACCTCAGCACAACTGCAACGTATTACATTGGGGCAACGGGTCGTTATTTGATTACCGGCACCAACGCTTCTACCTTTGCAAAAACCGGGGTCATGGGAGTTGTAGGTAATACAACAACCACGGCTGATGCGGCAGTAATGGCGTGGATGGACGGGGACGGTGGAGTAACCACTGCCCGCGCTGGTTTTGGTATTGGCATGACTCAATCAACGGGCGCTTCTGGCTTTGAGTATGGCATGGACCTTAGTCTGCAAGATGCTGTTGGCGGCGGCGGTTCCGTTCAGCCCTACAAAAAAGCAGAAATCCGCGTGTCTAACAATGTTGTTGTTATAACGGCAGCTGGTGTTCCTGTTGATGGCACAACCGGCGACAACTACGCGGGTGTTGGTTCTCTGTATGTCGATGTAACTGCGGGCAAGCTGTACATCAATACGGGCGCCATTAGTAACCCGACGTGGGTAGTGGTTGGAACGCAGACTTCTTAATTTGAAGCAAAAGGAGACGCGCAATGAGCTTCAGCAATATTCAATCGGTCACCAAGACTGCAGATGCCTCTGCAGTCGTTGGGCGATGCAGGTTGGTGGGGGTTTACTTCACTAATTCTGCTGTAGCAGCTTCCTTTGCGCTTAAAGACGGCACGTCTTCCGGCGACACAGCAAAGCTCACGATCTTCACGCCGGCAGCGGCGGGCGGTCAAGATTTGATCATTCCGGACACGGGTATCCTGTTTGAAACAGGCATATTCATTGACGTTGCAAGCGCAGAAGTGTTGAGTGTAACGCTGTTATTTGAAGGCGGCGCAGCAGCGTAATGGCTACCAAAAAGGACATGGGGATTAAAACCTCCGTGAAATCCGGCAACTTCCGTCCCACTAAAAAAGGGGCGGGAATGACGGAGAAGGGCGTTGCGGCGTATCGCAAGGCCAATCCGGGTAGCAAGCTCAAGACAGCGGTAACGGAAGACAAGCCCACCGGTAAGCGCGCAGAAAGGCGAAAGTCTTATTGTGCAAGGTCTGCTGGTCAGATGCGTGACTTCCCAGAGGCCGCAAAAGATCCGAACAGTCGGCTGAGACAGGCCAGAAAACGGTGGAAGTGCTGATGAAAAAGGCAAAGTCCAAGGTCAACGAGGCAGGCAACTACACCAAACCAACGCTGAGAAAGCGCCTGTTTGAAGAGATTAAGGCCAGCGGAAAAGGCGGCAGCCCGGGGCAGTGGTCCGCGCGCAAGGCACAAATGTTGGCGCTGAAGTACAAGGCTGCGGGTGGGAGTTATAAAGACTGATGGCACTTAAGAAACCCCAAAAATCCTTAAAGGCGTGGGGCGATCAGAAGTGGCGCACCAAGTCTGGCAAGCCCTCGACGCAAGGTCCCAAGGCAACGGGTGAGCGTTACTTGCCGGAGAAGGCGATTGGCGCCTTGAGCAGTGCCGAGTACGCAGCAACGTCAAGAAAAAAACGTGCAGATACAGCAAAGGGTGCGCAGTTTAGCAAGCAACCCAAGAAGGTAGCTGCAAAAGTAAAATCGTATCGAAATCGAGGTAAGTAACATGGCTGGACGTGGAATGGGTGCTGCTACAAAAGGCGGCGGAGCAGTGGAAAGTGGTCCAAAAAACAAAATGATCTCTGCGACCAGCAAGAAAACGGGCCCGGTCATGATGGCAAAAGGTGGTCTGGCTGACAAAAAAGGCCGTGCCATGAAGAAAAAAGGCAAAGACGCTATGGGCCGCGCGATGAAAATGCGCAAAGGCGGGATGGCGTGTGACTAATGGCTACCTCCGGGACAACAGACTTTAATCTGAGTATCGATGATCTGATTGAAGAGGCGTTCGAGCGTTGCGGCATGCGGATGACCTCGGGTTATCAGCTGTCCTCTGCGCGCCGTTCGCTGAACCTGTTGTTCTTGGACTGGGCTAACCGTGGCCTGAACCTGTGGACGATCGAGGAATCGACGATCGCACTCACGCAGGGTAGCCGGGTGTTGAACCTCCCGCTGGACACGGTTAACGTGCTGTCGGCGGTGATCCGGCAGAACATCACGGGTCAGCAGCAGGATGTCTCCATCGACCGGATCAGCCGCGAGGACTACTT